AAGCTCGCGAAATGGTCAAAAGAGTCGAGCGGCGGGTCGCCTACGGGTTTTTCGGTAGTTTTGATAGCGTCTAAAAAATTATAGAGCGGATCCGTGCTATAGGCGTGCTATACGAAAACTGCCCTATAGCACGGATTCGCGTCTTTAAAATCAACAACTTGCGTCGTTTGTGCCGTACGTGCCGCTTGTGACGGTGTTTCCTTATAAACCCCTGGAATACCCCCTACCCTGCCCATAATTATACGTTTTTACCCTTTATATATAAATATATAGCACATATAGCACATATAGCACGTTGACTGATTTATAAGGGAAAATTCCGAGCTATAGACAAATTACCTTATAGCACGTGCGGCTCGGGTTGATAGCCCGCGGTATCACTGGTACACTGTGCCATATTATGAAGACAAAGAGACTCAAAGGTGTCACCGCTAGACTACTGGCCATGGAAGTAGGCGACGAGATATTCGACCCGCTCGAAACGATACAGAGTAGCCGGATATACTCGGCTGCCCGGAAGATGAAAAAACGGTACGGCATGCAGTTCCGAGGGATCGGGACGCTGAAAGGTGTTCATATAATCCGGGTGGAATCTGACAGTGACCGTTGGGCTTTGATGGAGATCAACCGGCTGTTTTCCAGGTTGCGCATCGGAGGTGATATCTGGATACCCGACGGACTCCTGGGCGACGCGGCCGCGAAGAAAGTTGAAGAGAACCCGGATTGGTATGTGTCGCATCGCGACGGCGATGGGCTGCGCATCTACCGCCTGGCGTGAAAAAAGGCTAGACTGACCGCATGAACATCAAACAACGACGATTCGCCGATGAATACCTGAAAGACCGGAATGGTAAGCAGGCCGCGATACGCGCCGGCTACGCTCCAGGGTCGGCCGAAGTCACCGCATCCAGGCTGCTAAGTCACGCTAAGGTTTCGGCCTACATTGCTAAGCAGGTTAACAAGCGGTCCGAAAAGCTGCAGATAGACGCGGAATGGGTATTACGCGAAGCGGCGGACCTGTACGTGGAGTGCCGGCGCGAGGGCGACCGTTCTCAGGCGAACAAGTGCCTGGATACCATCGGCAAGCATATCGACGTGCAGGCGTTCAAGGATAAAGTCGACCTGACCAGCTCAGACGGCAGCATGATCCCCAAGGCGTCGGTATCGCTGGACGCGGCCGCCATCAAGGCCATAGCCAAGCAGCTGGATGATGAGTGCTGACCGTGACGCGGTGCTGCGCACTATGCTGCTGCACGACTTTCTATTCTTCACCCGGTGGTTTTTCAAGATCCTCACCGGACATCGGTTCCAGGTTGCCCCTCATCACATCCAAATCGCTGACGCGCTGACCCGAGTGGCCACCGGCGAAACCACCCGCCTGATAATCAATATCCCACCCCGCTATGGTAAGACAGAGCTGGCGGTCAAGATGTTCATTGCCTGGATCTTGGCAAACAACCCTCGCGCCAAGTCGATCCACCTATCCTATTCCGACGAGTTGGCCCTGGACAACTCCAGCGCGATCCGCGAGCTGGTCAAGCACGAGGCATTCCAGCGGCTATTCCCAACGGCCTTGAAGACCGATTCGGACAGCAAAAAGAAGTGGTACACATCTCAAGGCGGCGGGCTGTACGCCACGGCAGCGGGTGGTGCGATCACGGGTTTCGGCGCCGGTCTGCTGGAGCGAGCACCTATGGGCACCGGCAGCCCGGCGGATGGATTCGGTGGTGTGATCGTCATCGACGACCCGCTTAAACCAGACGACGCATTCAGCGAGGCCCGCCGTGGCCAGGTAAATCGCCGATTCAATAACACCATCGCCAGTCGGACGAACAGTCCGGACACCCCGATCATCGTCATAATGCAGCGCCTGCACGAAGAGGACATGACCGGCTATTTACTGGGCGGGGGTAGTGGTGAAGATTGGGAGCTTTTATGCCTGCCGGCCATAGGCGATGACGATTTACCCTTGTGGCCGGAGAAGCACACCCTGGAGCGTCTGCGGGCTATGGAGAAGGCGGATCCCTACACATTCGCCGGCCAGATGATGCAGCGCCCGGCCCCGCTCGGCGGTGGTCTGTTCAAGGACGAGTGGTGGCGCTATTACAGTGTATTGCCTAGAATGACCTGGAGGACCATCTACGTCGACACCGCACAGAAGACTGGCGAGAAGAACGACTACACGGTTCTGCAATGCTGGGGCAAGGCGCTAGACGGGCAGGCCGTACTGGTTGACCAATTGCGTGGTAAGTGGGAGGCTCCGGAATTGCTGACTCACACGAGGGCATTCTGGAACAAGCATAACGCCGCACCGCGGGAGCATGGACCATTGCGGGCATTGAAAATCGAAGATAAGGTGAGCGGTACCGGTCTTATTCAGACATTACGACGGGAAGGAGTGCCGGTGGTAGGGATACCGCGAGACCGTGACAAGTACACCCGGGCGATGGATGGTTCGCCGCTCGTGGAATCGGGCAACGTGCTGTTACCGCGTGACGCGCCGTGGCTATCGGGGTATATTGCAGAATTCAGCGCCTTCCCAAACGGGGCGCACGATGACCAGATAGACCCGACGCTGGATGCACTGGCGGACATGCTGGGGTCTGGTCGGATTGACTATGGAGCACTACTGTGATGGCCGGCTTCAAAGATGGGATAAGAAATTTTGTAAGCTCGCTAGTTGATGGGCGTAACCCAATCAACCAGAACGTCGTATACTCCGAGACGCTGAGCCCGGAAACGCTTCGCCAGCTCTACCGCCACGGCATCGGCAACAAGGTGGTGCGGATCAAGGCCGGTCATGCGCTCAAGGACACGCTGCAATTCGAGAGTACAGACGACGAGCAGTTCTATAAGGTCCGGCTCGAGAAGCATGTCAAGAAAACCGCCAAGTGGATGATCGCCTTCGGCCGGGGCATCATCGTGCTGCATGCCCGGGGTGACGACCTGACCAAGCCACTCGGCCAACCGGACCCCTCCCGCCTGATGTTCAGCGTATTTAGCGGCGATATGGTAACCCCCGGGGATGTCGACCGAGATCTACAGTCGGAGCGGTATTATCGCCCACTGACATATAACGTGCGCGGTGTGGCTATCCACTGGTCGCGGGTCGTCGATTTCCGTTACATCGAGCCGCCCGAGCTGGATGCGCCGCGCTATTTGTACGGCGGGATCTCCGAGTTCGAAATGATTTACGAGCAGATCATTGCCGATGGTGTGGTGCAGCGGGCCAGCCCGCGCATTCTCGAGAAGGCCAGTACGCTGTTCTACAAGATTGCCGGCTTCAAGGACGCCATGCGCTCGGGGCAGGACTCCGAGATGATCGAATATTTCAGCCGGCTGGAGGACGTGCGGGGAATCTTCGCGGCTGGGCTCATCGACGCCGAGGACCAGCTGGAGATCGCCAACCAGTCGATCAGCAATCTGGCCGAGGCCGACCAGATCACATTACGCCGGCTCGCCATGGTAACGGGCATACCGCTCGCCATGCTGGTTGGGGAGAACGTCAAAGGACTGAACAGCACCGGCGAGAATGAGCGCCAGGTATTCCAGGACATGATCGAATCGCTACAGTCCGACTACCTGCTCGAGCCCATCACCGAGTTGATGCGTCTATGCGGCCAGGGGACCGTCGAGTTCAAAGATAACCAGGGCGACACGCCGAACAGCCGGATGGACTACGAGACCAAGGCGATCGCCAATGCCGAGAAGTTGGCCGCGATGGGCGAGGATTACGGCGACTACCTCATCGAGCGCGGGGTCATCAAGAAAAATGAGTTCGACCTATTCGCTGCGCCGCCGGAGGATGGGCCCGAAGCGTGAAGCGCGAGATCAAAGCCGCCAAGCCGACGCCCCTCAAAGCACCAGGCGCGCCGCGCGCCCAGGAACGGGAGCTGGCCGAGGTCGCGCTGTTCATGGTCGAGCAGATATCGCAACGGTTCCGCAATCAGGTATTCGGTGAGCTGCACAAATCGACCATCGAGAAATTCGCCGATGCGCAACCGGGCAACTATGCCAAGGTGTACCTATCCTTGGCCAACAAGGTGCGGCGCAAATTGCTGCGCCAGTTCGACGACAAGCGCATCGAGCAGTTGGTACAGACCATTCTCGACAAGGTGAACAAGCGCAACCGCACAGAGCTATACAGCAAGGTCGAGAAGCGGATCGGGCTGTCCAGCTTAGAGCTCACACAGAC